GTATGGTTTTCGACCCTCTACCATAGAGGACATTGATAGAGCCCTTTATAACTTTGTAAATGACGATCTAAATATCTTTTGTAACACAAATCAAGGCTTCCGCAAAGTGCCCGTTCTCTTTGCTTCCCCAGAGCGTGCTTTTTCAATCAAGGACGACCCTGAGCTACGCAAGAACGGCAGAACACTAGAATACCCACTTATCTCTATTATTCGTGGTCAAATGGTTAATAACCCTTCTAACAAGGGCAAGTATGGTGTCTATATTCCGCCATACTTCGGCTTTTATAAGCGTGGTGGCTCAATCCCAATCGCTCGCCAAGTCAATCAAGAGAAATCAAGAGACCGTGCGAATGCGACGGCACAAAGAAAATATAATCAAAGCACATTCCCTTTTGATAACGAAAAGGTAGTGTATGATACATTGTATGTTCCAATGCCAACTTACGTAGAGATAACCTACGAGATAAAGATGGCTACAGAGTTCCAGCAACAGATGAACGAAATCATTGCTGCGATGATGGGAAGGTTCTCAACCCCAGTGGCCTTCAAGATCGAATACGAGGGGAATGTCTATGAAGCCTTTGGCGACGAAACATTTTCAAACGAGAGTAACAACTCAGGATTAAACACAGACGAAAGAATGTTCAAATCTACAACCACAATCACAGTGTTGGGTTATATCTTGGGAGCAGATAAGAACGAGGATGTTCCTGCTGTAATCCGCCGTGAATCCGCCGCTGAAGTTACAATTGGTAGGGAAAGGACAGTGGTCGGCGACGAGCCTGAGTTCCATGCCGGCAGAAAAGATAAATACAGAACATAACAACCTGGCGTTTGGAATACCGCCCTACTATTTATTATTGGTATTTAGTGTAAATTCTTGAATACCGTACTATACGCATAAGACCGAGGAGAATACATTTCGATGGCTGACAACTCTTCTAAAAAGTTTAAGTTCATTTCACCTGGAGTGTTCATTGACGAAATCGATCAATCACAACTTCCAGCCGTACCAACCGAAGTAGGACCAGTAGTTATTGGTCGTTCCCGCAAGGGACCTGCTGATAAACCAGTTCAGGTCAACTCTTACTCTGACTTTGTTCAGACTTTTGGTAGCCCTGTTGCTGGTAACGAAGGTGGCGACACCTGGCGTGAAGGCAACAATACTGCTCCAACCTACGCTGCATATGCTGCAAAGGCTTGGTTGAGGAACAACTCTCCTCTTACCTTCCTTCGAGTCCTTGGTGACCAGAAGTCTGGTGTAGCAGATGCTGGAAAGGCGGGCTGGGAAGTTGGCGAAGCTGGACCCACTGATGGTAATGGTGGTGTTTTCGCTCTTGTTGTTTGGCCATCTGCTTCTGTTAGTTCTTCTGCTCCTGTTCATGTTAGCGGTGCAGTTGCTGCTCAATTTTATACAAATGGACGAGTTCTTCTTTCTGGCTCTACAACTACAGGGAAGAACGGCTCTACTCTTTACGAAGTATCAACAGACGATGACTTCAAGCTTGTCTTCGTAAGCGGTAGCACAGATGAAGAACTTAAGGTAAGCTTAGATCCAAGTAGCCCTAACTTCATCCGTAAGGTACTAAACACAAACCCAACAATTACCAACTCTGCTATTACCGCAGCCTCAACAAGAACATACTACCAAGGCGGCTTCTACTGGCTCGGCGAGTCTTTTGAATATTCTGCACAACATACTGGCTCTACAAGCATTGGTCTATTGGCTGGTGGAGATGCAACAAAATATCACGCTGCTATCCTTCCAATGGCTGTAAATGGCGACAGTGCAACACAACAGAACAACTGGCGTGCTGCGGCTACTAAAGCTACAACAGGCTGGTTCATTTCACAGGACCTTAGCACCAACACAGGTTCTTATGCTGCTCGTAACCAGCAACAACTCTTCCGCCTTGAGGCTCTATCCGCAGGTGAGTGGGCTCAAAGGGAAATAAAAATATCTATATCAAATATCAAAGCACCTACAGGAGATTATCAGAGCTATGGTTCTTTCTCTGTCTTGGTTCGTGGTATTAACGATACAGATAATAGACAGGTTATTCTAGAGCGATATGATGAATTGAATCTAAACCCAGCTTCTGAAAACTACATCGCTAAGAGAATTGGTGATCGCTACCAGGCGTATAGCACAAATGACCAACGCAACGTAGAATATGGTGAGTTTGAAAACCGTTCTAACTATATTCGTGTCGTAATGAATGACGACGTTGCTGCTGGCTCTGGCGAACCCCGCTGGCTACCATTCGGCGTCTTCGGTCCTATGAAATATCGTGATGTTGGTTTGGTCAGTGGCTCTGCTGGTTTTTCAGTTCCATCTGTTCCAGCTTCCGCTACTAGAGGCGACTACCGCACAATGCTTGACGGATCAGGCTCTAGTGGTTATGGTACTGCTGGTCACTTAGTGGATAACAGTGATATTATATCTCTAGCTGTTCTCGGCGGTGATAGCTTTAGCGGCTCCATTCAGTTCCCAAGCGTTCCATTGCGCTTGAATAGTACTGACGGAAGCCCAAGAAACACAAAGAATACTTTCTGGGGAGCCTGGACTGGTCGCTCAAGAAGCGATACATTCTACAACCCAGAAATTACAGACATGATAAGAGCAAGAACATTTGATTTATCAAGTTTTAATGAAAACCCAGCGAATACCGCTCTCGATGTTGAAGGGGAAACCTTCGCTCAAACAGGTTCTGCTGTAAATATTTCTTGGGTATTCTCTCTAGATAATGTTTCTGGGTCTCTTACAGAGGGGTTTGTCTATGGTAGTAATTATCGTGTTACTGGTAGTAGCATTAGTGCTGTAGGAAACTATACTTCTCCATTAAGTTTGGGTATTGATCGTTTCACCACAGTCTTACACGGCGGCTTTGATGGTCTAGATATTACAGAGCGTGAAGCTTTCCGTAATACTAAGATGGATAACCAGACAGAAGACACTTCTTATGAAATCTACTCCCTAAGAAAGGCAGTAAATATCATCTCTAGTCCAGACGATGTGTCAATGAACGCTATTGTAATGCCAGGCATCACAAACAGAACAGTAACTAATGATCTTTTGGATACTGCTGAAGAGCGTGGCGACGCCCTAGCGATCATTGATATTGAAAATGCTTACACACCAGACACAGAAGACACTGGTTCTGCGGAAGACAGAAATGCTAATAACACACCAGACCTCGCTGCTTCTACTCTAGCTGGTCGCAGTATTAATAACAGCTATGGTGCCACATACTACCCATGGGTAAGCATTTTGGACACCGAAACAAACCAGAGACTATGGTCACCACCATCAGTTGCCGCTCTTGGCGTCTTGTCCAACACAGACAGACTTCAGGCACCATGGTTTGCCCCAGCAGGCTTTACTCGTGGCGGTCTAAGCGAAGGTGCCGCTGGTGTCCCAGTTCTAGACGTGTCACGCAGACTAACATCTGATGACCGTGATACGCTCTACGAAAACAACATTAACCCAATCGCTAAATTCCCAGCAGAAGGGATTGTCATCTTCGGACAAAAGACACTACAACAAACAGCAAGTGCTCTTGATCGAATCAATGTCCGTCGCTTGATGATTTACTTGAAGCGTGAAATCTCTTTCATCGCCTCAAGACTTCTATTTGCTCCAAATGCACAGGCAACATGGGATCGCTTCTTGGGTCAAGCTGAGCCACTCCTAAGAGACGTTAAGGCTCAGTTCGGTATTGAGGACTTCCGACTAATCTTGGACGAATCAACAACCACACCAGATCTTATCGATCGCAACATCATTTATGCTAAGTTGTATGTGAAGCCAACCCGTGCTGTAGAGTTCTTCGCAATCGACTTCATAATTACAAACAGTGGGGCGTCCTTCGAGGATTAATCTACTGAGTAACTACTTATTACGAGGAGCTAAATAAACAATGGCAAGTCTATTTTGGGGTCAAGCAAATAGCGAACCAAAACGTCAATTTCGGTTTGAACTAAGTTTCACTTCTAGAAACGGTAACCAAGCAGGAGATATTCCTGTATGGACCGTGAAGACTGCTACAAAGCCAGTCGCTGCTGTGAGCACAATCTCTCACCAATATATTGACCACACATTCAACTTTCCAGGTCGTGTAACTTGGAATCCAATTACTGTAACTCTAGTTGACCCTGTTCAACCTGACTTGTCCTATGCCTTTTTAGATATCCTCGGAGCTTCTGGATACAAGTACCCAGACACAGCCAACGTTGCTAAGATCAGCTTGAGCAAGAAAGCATTTAAAGACGCTATTGGCTCTGTAGTTCTTAAGCAAATTGATGCCGACGGTAACGAAGTCGAGCGTTGGGAACTAGTCAATCCAATTATCACAAGTGTTGATTTCGGCGGAACACTATCATATGATTCTGACGAGATGGTAGAAGTCACTTGTGAAATTACTTATGATTGGGCTGAGCTTAAACGAAGCGGCGTATCCAGCAATACTCCACCCTCTACTCGTGGCTAATTAAACTCTTTACACTAAAGAGTTAATAAGTTACACTATAAAAAGAAAGGTTACAAAACATGAGTAGAAATCAAGACCGTCTAGGTCTAAATAACGTACCAACGCAGGACGAGACCCCTGCTGCTACTACAGCAGCCGTAGGGATCGGGGTCCCTTCATCTGATGGTTCTCCATCATTTAGCTGGTCAGTTCCAACTGAGTTTGTTGAACTACCAAGCCAAGGGATGTTTTACCCAACTGATCATCCTCTCCATAATCAAAAGACTGTTGAAATCCGTTTTATGACGGCAAAAGAAGAAGACATTCTAACTTCAAGGTCCCTTCTAAAAGAAGGTGTAGCCTTGGACCGTATGCTACAGAACTTACTGGTAGACAAAAGAGTTAAAATTAACTCATTGCTAGTAGGTGATAAGAATGCTCTTTTGGTGGCTGCTCGACGCACTGGTTACGGAGAAGAGTATGAAACAAACGTAACATGCCCAACCTGCACAAATACAGAAGAGTACACCTTCGACATCTCAGAGCCTCCTACTAACGACTTCGCTCAACAAGCAGAAGAGTTTGGAGTCAACTTTACAGGCGACGGTCTTCTAGAAATCACTCTTCCTATGACTAGAACAGTTGTTCAGTGTCGTCTACTAACTGGCGATGACGAAATGAGCATGTTTAAGGAGACAGAGAGAAAAGCAAAGAGGAAAATGCAGTCTGCTACAACAACAGATGCTTTTAGAAGTTATATTGTTTCAGTGAATGGCGAAGTCAACCCTCTTGTTATAGAGTCTTTTATTCAGGCAATGCCAGCAAGAGATGCTCGCCGTCTGCGTCAGATCTATTCTCAGGTCGTACCTAATATTAACCTAACTCAAAATTATCAATGCACAAATTGTGGATACGAAGCGGACATGGAGGTTCCGCTTGGTGTTGACTTTTTTTGGCCTAAATGATGAGTATATAGAAAACGTTTACGAACAACTATTCCAACTGAAGTATCATGGTGGTTGGAGCTTCTTTGAGACATACAATCTACCTGTTAGTGTTCGTGTTTGGTTTTTAGAGCGGCTGATAAAGCAAAAGAAAGACGAGTCAGAGCAGGTGAGCCGCTCAACCCAAACAGCGGGTCGTGGTAGAACATATAAACCGTGATAATTGTATTTAACAACTACTTATTAGGCAGACGTATGCGAGGTTTGTCTATATGAATATCGATTTTGAAAATGAGGTTCTAGATTTGACTGCTCTCCGTGAGGAGCAGCAACTCAATGAAAATATCCTAAATGTCTTTGCTGCTTGGATTCAGTACCTCTTGTCTAAGATGTACAAGGGTCGCAGAATACCTGTTCGTGTTAAAGGGAACAGAATAGAAGTAGAGAGATTTACAGATGCCCTTGTGAATGAGAAAAAGTATATGGACTATATTAAAAAGTATGGTCTAGACGATCCTATGACCTACAAGCAAAAGTCTAAGCTTGATGTTGCTATCAAGAGGTTTGAAAGGGAAGCCAAGATCAATTGGCCCATTCGCTAGTTGAGGTCTTAGTAGATGGCTACAAAAGAACAATACGAAGCACAAGAAAGAGCCGTAAGGAGTCTTCAAGAAGCAGAAGAGGGTTATCAAGAATTCGTAGTAAAAGAGAGCGAAGAACTTAAAAAATTTCTTAAAATACAGAAACAAGTAGAACTGGCTCGAAAAACTGGTAAAGGAGATCTTGAAGAATTAACCATTGCGCTCGAACTGCAACGGCTACAACTTAAAAAAAATGATGAAGCTTATCTCGAACACAAGAAGAACCTTGAGGATCAAAAAGAAAAGCTTGAAGAACTCCGTAAGGAAATAGAAGAATCTGAAAAAGCCTATGGAAAGTATAAAAAGGCTGTAAATGAAACAACTAAAGTATTAGATAAATTTACTGGTGCTAATGTTTCCAGCCTCACCACTGTTGATGGCTTTTTGGGTGCTGTTATGGACCTTACTTTTGCACTAAACAATATGACGGTCCAGTTGACTAGAACAACTGGATATGCAAAAGACTTTCAAGATAATCTTACTAGATTAGTGAGGCAAAATGGAAAGTTTGCTATCACTCTGGAAGAGTCAGCAGAAATCATAGGCGGACTTAGTACAGGCATGGCTAGGTTCAACATGCTTGGCGATGATCAGCAAGATGTTTTACAGAATATAGCGTCTAGGTTCAAGCGCCTTGGTGTTGATATAAATCAACTAGCCCCAGCGATTGATAAGATTAACTTTGCCTTCGGGATGACTGGTGAGGCTGCTGCTGCTGCAACCCGTAGCCTAGAGGACATGGCTGACGAGGTTGGTCGTCCTCTAGCGGCAGTTGTGCAAGATCTTAACGAAGTTGCACCAACACTCTCACGTTTTGGGCAGAGAGGCTTAGAGGTTTTCCGAAAGTTAAATATTCAAGCTAGAGAGCTTGGACTCACTGTAAAGCAGGCTTTTGATACAACTGAGCTTTTTGATACATTTGAGAGCGCAGCGAACGTAGCAGGTCGTCTTAATGCGCAATTAGGCTTGCAACTAAATTCTGTAGAGCTTCTAAAAGCAAGCTCTGAAGATAGAATAGATATATTGCGCCAAGAGTTCCAGCTACAAGGGCAGAACTTTGAGTCAATGGGTCGCCGCCAAAGGCAGATGATCGCTTCGATCTTGAATACAGATGAAGAAACTGCTGCCCGCCTCCTCGGCGATCGCTTAGACATAACCAAGTTCCAGAAACAGGCGGCAAAAGAAAAAACAATTGGTGATATGGTGTCGATGCAGGAGAGAATGACTGCTTTGATGCAAGATCTTTTGATGGATTTAGCTACCTACCTGAACTGGGTGCTTCAAGCGATTGTTACAAACTACGAGACCCTGCGCTTCTGGTTCCCAAAGCTCATCTTTGCCGTCGCCGCTGCTAAACTTGGCGGCTCACTATTAAAAAACAAAAATCTACTTGGAAAAGTCCCAGGAGCAGGGGGCACGATGGTGGCCGGTGGCAGCGCAACAGCATTGACTGGTGCTGCTGCTGCTAAAGCCGGCGCAAAATCGGTGCTACGTGGAGTTCCAATTGCTGGCGCTCTGTTGGCTGGTGGATTTGACGCCTATAATGAATATTCTATGACTGGGAGTGGGGGTCGTGCTGCGGGTGTTGCTGCTGGTAGTGTTGGGGGCACTCTTGCAGGCGCTGCCGCTGGTGCTGCTATAGGATCAGTAGTTCCAATTATAGGTACAGCCATCGGCGGATTGATTGGTGGAATTGCAGGAAGCTTTGGCGGCACAGCTTTAGCAAGAGGTATTATGGGCGAAGCAAAGCCACCAGAGCAAAGACAAGCAGAAATGAATCAAAGATTCAGGCAATCAAGGGAAAACTTTAGAAGATCAATGTCTTCAGGTGATCAAAATATTTCAGTTGGACCTGTGAGTGTTGAGTTGGATGGCAAGGTATTAGGCAAGTTTACGCTTAATACAGTTAATGGTGCAGTAAACCCAGTTACAGCAACCTCTATAACCTATTAGGAAACTATAGTAAATGGCTTTACCCACAGATAAAATGAAGTTGACTATCAAGCACATCCCAACAGGGATAGTTGTAGAGTTTCCTGCTTATTTAGAATTATTCAGTGATATGTATAGTTCCAACTGGAATTCTGAAGATGTCTATGGTCGCATGGACCCCATTGCAACTTTTATTTCAACCCAGCGAGCCTTGTCTCTCGCCTGGAATGTCCCAGCAGAATCATTTGATGATGCTAAGAGAAACATACAGAAGATTAACAGGCTCATGAGTTTTTTATACCCTCTATATCAAGATAACGGCGGTGTAGGCGGCGCTACTGCTATAAATCAAGCTCCCTTGATAAGGATTAAGTTCGGAAACTTGGTACAGAACGCTGTAAATGGCGATGGTCTTCTTGGCTATGCAAATGGGTTTACTTTTGATCCTGCTATAGAGTTCGGCATGTTTCATTCACTTAAGGGAACACCAGAGTATTATCCTAAAACATTTAGACTAAACACCGAGTTAAAAGTTCTGCATGAACACTCTTTAGGTTTTAAGAAGGCGGGTCCAAACGGAAAAACATTTTCTTTTAGAGATGAATTGTCATCAAAAGACTTTTCTCATTATCCTTATGGCGCACCACCTTCTGCCCCACTCCCAACCGAACCACGTATTCCAGCTAACACAGAGTCTACACAAGAGCCACCTGTCAATAACAATGCTCAGGGTGCTAATGGTGTCGGTGCTCAGCCTCAAGCGGCAGCGCCAAGAACTCCTCTTCCTGGATCACCTGCTGCGGCACTTAATCAAGGCAGTGCTACGGTGCAACCAACTCAAGCCCCATTGGCTAAAGCCTCAGCCAAGACATTGCCTGTAAAGCAGCCAACTGCGCCAACTCCAAAAGCGCCTACAACTCGCCGCAGTACAACGCCATCTGCTGGTCGGTCTATACTTATCCCAAGACAGGGCGATGATATCTTTTAAAATGGAAAAAATAAACAATGCCTTATTCAAGATATAATAATAGAGAAATATTCCTAAACAGAGACAGGAACTACAAGAATGTCTTCTTTAAGGATCGAGACGTTAATGAGTTGTATCAATACGACTCTCCACGACTTATGTATCCATCCCCAACGGAAATTCAGAACTTGAATAACATTACCGCAGTCTGGGGAGCAACAGATAAACTTTATAACTTGGCTAGTAGTCATTATGGCTCTCCAAATTACTGGTGGGTAATAGCATGGTATAACCAAAAGGCTTCTGAAGCAGAATTTAAAGTAGGGGATGTATACTTCATCCCTCACCCACTTGAAGATGTCTTGGGGTATATTGGATAATGGCTAGTAGAGGTTTTTTTGGCGACCTATTTAACGCTCTTAAAGAGCTACCAGGTGATATCGTTGATTCTTTGGTCGCCGATGAATCAGGTAAGCCAGCAGCACAGGCAGCAGCCAAGACACTGGAAAGAAATAGACAACGAGAAGCTTCCGCTCCAGTAAACTGGGGAGCGAGGCTCGATGAAAGCGAACTTCAAGCACTAGATACCTGGAGAGAGCGCAACAGAGCCCAAGAAGCCGAGGCAGAACAAAAAGAGCGAGAGAGAATTCTCAAAGAGCAACAAGAAGAACTTATTAGGCACACTAATAATATTCAAGCTTATATGTTTGGGAAGATAAAAGATATAAATAATTTCTATAAGAATCGTCCTGCTGATTTCAAAGAGAACATACACAGATTAGACGATACTATCGGAGAAGGAAGTTATCTAAACTTGATCACTGATGTTGGCGGTTCAAATGGAGGCATTGAGGCCTTCGTCCACGCCACGCCAGCACAATTAGCCTTTTTGCAGCCTTTGTTAAGGTTTTTTATTGTTGATCAGTCCGGCGCTGAACAAGAGATATATTTTAGCGATCATTTTAGCGAAGAGCATTTCAAAGATATAGCCAACAAGAGAACCACAGGGGATATTTATGAGGCACTGAAGCCAAGCACTAGGAAGGGTGCAGACGTAGGCATCAGATCTTTTAGTTGGAACTACTTTAACAAGCATGAAGGTGATTATATTATAGAGGCAAACATGCAGTTATATTTCGGCACCTTAGCTGAGCTTGTTAATGCAGAATATTTACAATTTCTTTTCCCAACTGGAACAGCAAAGGAGTTAGCCTCTGATTTGGGTTCTGGGCTAGGTGATGTTGCGTCTGCTGAGCGATCTAGGGGACGAAAGAGGGCTATAAATCGGCAAGAAGAGGCTAGAAAAGAACTTCAAGCCAGAATAGATAACCACACAAAACTTTTAGGCAGGCTTGTTCCAGATAGTGAAAAGGTGGCGCAACTTATCGAGTCAGATAAGGCACGGGAAAGAAAAAAAGAATTCCGCCAGTTAAAAGTTGTTGTGGGCTGGAACGCCCCAGCAGGGAACGAGGCTGAGTTGAGAAAGCTGTTTCCAAAAGAGAGGGGACCTGGGTCATACGAGTCCTTTAGGAACGGCTTGTTTGCTACCCAGACAGTGATATTCTTAAATTTAGTAGACTATAACGTCCAGTTCCAGCAAGAGGGCCCAACTACTCTTGACCTTTCTTACGTAGGTTCTTCAGATAACTATATGGCTACTGCGGGATCTGATGTTTTTGGGTCGGTAGACATAGACTCTCTAGATAAGAAGTTTATGTTCGAAGAAACGCAAGTATCAATAGAGAATTTTATAAACATAGCAGGTCAACTTTTCGACACAAATAAAAAATCCATACAGAGTGCCGCCGAAGAGAGCAAGGCAGTCTCTTCTGGTGATGAGAAGAAGTCGTCTTTCAGACTGGGCTCAATTAAAAGATCAGGCGACCCTTACCTACTGGCATGTGCGCAAAAGTATGGTATAGAACCAAACCAATTTGGTGAAAAAACTATTACTGTTACTCTCGCTGGGCTAAAAAAAGCACAAGAACTTATTAGCTTGCGATTAAAGCTTGCTGAACTAACTAATGTTGATGAAAATGCTAGGCATGTTGAAAAGGCAAGACAGGTGGGTCAGCTTATTACGCTGCTTTACGATCGGGCATATGATATCCGCCTAAGAGATATATACTCTAATTTCTTAGAGGGGTTTATAGATGACGAGTCTGAGTTTGTGAAAAAAGCTACAATCATTTCACAAGGAGAAAATGCTCCTGCTCGAATTGTATTTGAAGAACTAAGCGAAGAAGACAAGGCTATTCTAAAGTCTGACCCCAAAAGAAAACTAGAAGATGATGTAAGAAAAGCATTCAACGGGCTAGGTCCCGATCTCCCACCTCCACCAGGACATGTAACTGTTTATTTTATGAGGTTTGGAGACATACTAAGAAAAGGGATGAAAGATTCCAACCTAAGAGAAGATATTAGTTTAATTTTGGGCAATGCAGCACAATTAGACGGTCCAAACTATTCGATATACGATATTCCAATTACAATGGATACGTTCGGACAATTCTTTTACGATAGGGTTGTTTCTCGCAGGCTAAAGGTTTATCCATTTAGATATTTCCTAAATGATATGTTGAAAGTTGTAGCTCGTTTTATAAATCAAAGTGATTTAGTCTATGATCGCATGGCTTTTGACTACTCAGTGTTAAGCGGGCTCTCAGATGACGTTAAGGGTCTTCCCTTTGTCTTAAACAAGTCAGGCGGTCTAGAGGTCATAAGAGATTCTCAGGTTGACCCGCTATCGAAGAAAGGAAAGAAATTTCAGCATTTCTATCCAATATATTCAGCCAATACTTCTATGAGAGATCGCACAGGTGATCGTCTTGCTGATGAGAGAGAAGGAATAATGCATTACGTTATCGGCAGTGACCGAGGACTTGCTAAAGAGTTTAATTTCTCCCGTCAAGATGTACAATATTTCCAAGAAATGCTAATAGAATCAAACAATTTGGACGATAAAATACAGGCATTGTTTTTGCCCCAAAACGTATCGATAAGGATGTTTGGCAACAGTCTGCACAGAAATGGTGATTTAATCTTTGTTGATAGCCGACCATCTCTTGGTGGTTTTGCGGGTCCTGTGCTAGGTATTGGGGGTTACTACAGAGTTATAAGCTCAACTCACACAATTTCAAATCGTGGTTATGAAACTGAGCTTAACTGTGTTTTTGAGTTGCGAGTTACACCTAAGAGGGGAACCTAGATGGCTAGACAAACAAAGATAAACCCTCAACAACAACCAGAGAGGTACTCCTATGGTTCAAATCAAAAAGGTACCAAAAGGGTTTTCAATGAGCGGCTTAAATATGACAACTATGTTTTCCCTGACTTTTTGGCGGACAATTATGTAAAGACCTGGACAGAGGATAGGTTTTATGGAATAGTCAACCACAGAGGGAACGCTGTAACTACTGATGTAAGAAGGTTAAAAACCCTTCAATTTGGGAAAGAGGACACTGAAAGCTATTATGCACTTGACTTTGTAGCAGATGCTTGGTTTGATTTTGCGACACAGTTAAGAAAGCTCGCCGACGAAAATGTAATTTTTAGGGATAGCCCCTGGGCTCGTCCCACTGTCGCTAAGGCTTGGGCATCCATTTCACCAACTTATGATTCATACATTAGGGAAAGTATTTATCCAACTTTTGCATATGACTTTATGAAATTTGGAAATAATAACAGAACAACTAAAAATGTATCTGATTTCCTTGACCGCATGGACGACTTTTTGCAGAATATCTTGCTAAAATACGGACCCATAACTTTATCAGGTCTTGTGGAAGCAAACCAGACACCAATATACTCCTCTGGTCTTATTATTGAAATATCCAGCGATGCTTATGATGATGACTTTAATAAAGCGTACAAATTTGGAGATAGAAATTATTCTTTAGTTACCAAGCTCGCTTCACAATATGGGTTTGCCGTAGACAAGAACATTCCATGGAGACTAGTCGCTGATTTAAGAAATCCAGTTATGCTAGAGTACATGCTAGGAGTTCCTATTGTAGAAGTTCCAGTTGGCGAAGACATACAGTATGATTGTGAGCCTTTGATAGGAGACGTTGAACTACCTCCTCGTGCTTACGGCTACTCACAGATCGAAGGACTGGAGAATGTTATTAGACACATTTCTTTCTTTGAGTATCGTGACGAGTCTTATCAACTAAGGCGAGAGCCTGGTTATAGAAGATTTAAGACTTACACAGGTAGCAAATGGAAGCCCTCTTTTGCTACTTTTTATCAACAAGAGGTGTTTAAGGCATTTTTTGAACAAGATACTACTGAGACTTGGTCTTCTGATATAACAATATTTGAAGATTATCTAGTAGATTTTTATAACTTTTATGTCTCCGAAAACTTTCAGGTGACCACACAAAGAATGGTCCCAACCGACTCTATCTGCGGACCCCGCACTGAGAGCTTCTTCAGGCTAGAGATTGATGAGGAAGAGTTTTCTGACGTATATGCAGACAAATGGAGACTAAAGACATTTTATGTCTTGCGTTCAAAGGAAAGAGGGTATAAGATAAACTCTCACAGACAAAGACAAGAAATACAACAAATGATGAACAAGTATAACCTCCTCAAAAGAGTTAATCCTGAGGGAGCGTATATTGAGACCCTGCGATCAGTGCAGAACGATTTCATCGGACCTGTAGCTTCGGACCCATTAACATTAAATACTGTAGGCGATATAATAAACTCCAAGCGAGGCTAAGTTGTTATTTCAGACTCTTGACGATAAAACCGAGTGCGTCGGCATTTACGCTGATAATCAGCTAATTTTTGACCTTGACGGCTTCCCACCAGAACTCACCCAAACTTGGAAATACGCCCCTTACCTGCGAGACCTCGATATTGAGTATATTTCGCTGTATCTTGAGGGCGGCAAGATTGGGGACGCAATCCCAGAAT